GGGGTACTGCTGCTAAGGTCTCTGTGATCACACTTTTGTGTGCTAGCATTATAGAGATTTCTGGCATGTCCTCTGATATGAGTTCTCTTTTCCAAACGTCCATTTTGGATAGTCTTAAAGAAAAGCCTGTAACTGTTCATGGTGAGGCCTTCGTCCTTTTTGACGTCTTTGGAATGGCTTGGAAAAATATGTTTGGTGATGCTTGGACTCGAGAAGATGATATGAAGTTACGCAGTATCAATACTCGTATGGACAATATTCACAAGACAGATGGTCTTCTTACTCTCGTTGTGAAGTGGTTTGGTCGTATTTCCTCGGTCATCAATCGTTTTGTTTTTGGTGAAACTGAAGCTGAGACTCTCCTTCGTGACTTTATTGGTCGAGCTGATGTTTTCCTTGGTCGTGAGGAGAGTACCTATACTCGTGATGATTGTATTGAGTGTGCCGCGCTCCACAAGTCTGGATTGAAACTCACTGCCATATATGCCAGTGAGGGTGGTGGCAACCCTGCTACTGCCAGTCTGATCCGTCAAGTAACTGAGAAGCTCCCTGGTCTTCTTGTTCTTTCCAAACTCCTTATCATGCGCCCACGTCATGTTCTCGTGATTTTGTATGGTGCTCCTGGAGCCGGAAAGACTAGTGTTGTTAGCTTCATCAAGTCATTTGTTGCCAAACATTTCGGTAGTAATGTCGAGAATGCTTGGGCTGAACTTCGTCCTGACAGTGATGGTCGTGTTGACAACTACCATGGCCAGCCTTTTGTTCACTTGAATGATCTCTGGCAGAATCGCGAGGGACTTGCTGCCCATAGTACGTTCTTGAGTGCTATGTGTGATTCCACTCCTTTCCCAATGCACAGTGCTCGAATGGAGATGAAAGCTCAGCCTTGTCAATCTATTTTCACTGTTGTCAGCACGAATTTGACACCCTATACGACGCCAATGGGACTGATCAGTGATGATGCTGTTTGGAGGAGATGTAGTGTTCTTGCTAAAGTCTCCCTTAGAGATGAATCCAAGCCCTTTCCTCTGGATGTTCGACCTACCACTGAGATCATCAAGCATTATTCAGTCATTCGTGCTCATACCCCTAAGGGTAAACAGCCGATCATGCCCACTGACCTTGCTGACCTCTGTACGAACGTATGTAGAATGATTCGTAAGAATCGTCGTGAATATGAACTTGAAGATAAATTCATGGCGGATGAGATTTCTTCCCTTGAGGCTGTGATAAGTCGCAGGGAACATTCCGGCTCTTCTATTCCTCCTCCCATTGACTTTTCTCACTTTGCAACCGAAAGCTCTGACGTTGAAACACGTCGTGGCAGATCGCGTAGTTCGAGTCCTGCCCCTTCCATAGTTTCAGATACTGAAGAGGTTGATGATGGCGTTGAGTACTTTAGTGGTGATGATGAAGGCTATGGGCTTGTCAATGTTTTTGGCCAGTCTGCTTCAAATCAGACATGGTATACCTATGGTGGTGTTCCTGTTACTTGTGATTTGAGTTTCTCTGAGAAGGTTCGTGCTGTTGTTGGTCGTCTTTATACTTTGGCTGGCAAGACTTTCCTTGTTCAGGGAATGTTGCCCTATACTGTTGGTCCGCTTCCTCAAGATCTTTATGACGATCCAAATGTCCTCCTTTGTATACGTTCCGCTCAGTCACTTTGTGATTCGCGTCCATTTGACTGGACTAGTCTGATACGTCTTCCTTTCCGTATGTATGGTAGTAGTGAGCCTTTCCTGGCTGTTCTTCAAAGTGTTTTTGTTGAGAGATGGGATTCCAAACCACTTAGTGGTGTTCTTGTTCCTCTTGCTATGATTTTGCTTGCCATTTTCTACTTCCCTCTTATTGCCATTTTTCCCTTGTGGCAGTTTGTAGCCCCTCTTTCTCTTCGCGTTCCAATGGATATTAGTCTCAAGCCTCTTCCGGGTCGTTCTTTCGATCGTACCAAGGTTTACTACTCTCTCATTGCAGCTCTTGTTCTTACCGTGATTGTACTTGTGATCTGGTGGGCAACTGGTGAAAAGAAGGTTAGCGAGCTTGGTCTCCCTGACTATGACGAAGTTGAAGATGTGGATGAACCTATTATTCAAGTTGTTTCTGAATCTGAGAGTACTCGCCAGAAAGCTGGACGTCGTCGTAGAAAGCGTCAGCCCAAGACTGCAAAAGATCTAGCTGTTGAGGGTCAATTTTTCCAACGTCTCATGGACAAGCTTCGTGACTATGGATTCTATGCTGAGAAACATCCCAGTGTTCCTGGCATTTCGGGTGTCTTGTATTCTCAAGATGATTTGACTGTACCTCCCGTAGATGTGGAAGCTGAGCTGGCTTTGCCTCTTGTGGCATTTACTGTGAGCGCTGCTTTGTTGGCCAAAAAAGTTTATGACGAGTTTGCTGACAAACAGCGAGGTTCCTTCGAGATATATCAGAACGCCTATGGAGACATTTCCATGCGCGTGAATGGTGTTGTGACTAGTGGAGGTTATCTTAAGCCCAATTCTATTCAGAAATGGAATGGCAAGCTTTTTGAAGTTGCCGAAGATACTCCTGAAGAAGTTGAAGAAGTTGTTGTTGTTGCTGAACAGTCTCCTGATCCGAATGCGAGTGCCGTGGCAGCTTCTTTGATTACAACCCGCGCTTGTTTGGGTCTTCTCGTTACTAAATTCTCATATACCGGTGTTACGGCACTTGGTGGTGAGTGGTTCACGACTGCAGCTCATACATATCTTCATGCAAAGGCCATGGGTGATACCAAGGCCATTGTCTGGCTCCCGAATTCAGCTGTTAAATTTGACTTTGCTGAAATAGAAACGCACCAAGTGAATGATGGTGAGGCTCTTCTGTTTCGGGTTCCTGGTTTCCGCAAGCGCTATATTGACAGACTCCTTATGACGGATGATGAGTGGCCTGAAGCTGAAAATTTTCAACTTGTCCACCTTTCTAATGCTGGTGAGATTGTAGCCGCCCTTAAAGACCATACAGATTTGTCCTCAGTCCCTGCGCCCATTTGGTCCCTGACTTCAGGTTTGGATTGTGCTCCTATGAAAGATACCGAAGGAGATTATGCTCCTGTTCGTAGTACTGTTCCGGGTATTGAAGTTTTTACGAAACCAGCTATTGAGGGTTCTGTTGTCTCTTTGTCCGGTGATTGTGGCTTTCCGTGGGTTATTCTTGACACACATCAGGTCCATAAACTTGGATATTTCCATTTTGGAGGTAATGCTGACCTTTCTACTGCCTATCGTGTTACTCAGGAAGATGTTCATAAACTGCCTGGTTACAAACCAGATACAGAAGTCGCTGCTCAGTTTGCACTCAATACGGATTTCCCTCCTTTTGGGCTTCAAGCCGTAGGAAATGTTGGTCCTGATGACTATGTTTTTCAGTCCCGCCGTACCCGAATTGCTGCCAGTGTTATTCAGGATGAAGTTTGTCCGACTACCGACGTTGCTGGGTTCGATCCAGCCTATCTTTTCAAGAAGAGTGCGTATATTGCCCGAGTTGTTCCTCAATGGCTTGTCGATATTGGCACTGAGGGCCTTGTATTTGAGATTCCCCCTCCGGATCATCGTGTTCCTCAGTTGCTGTCGTCTACGCAGTGTTTGAATGGAGTTGAAGGTACCATGCTTCATGAGATATATCTCCGGAGCTCTATTGGTCATACGTTCAACCGCCTTTGCACTGACGGAAAATTCCCTCTTGTTCGAAAAGTTGATTCTGTTATTGTTGCTGATGATATGATTTGGGAGGAAGTTGAGTACCTTGAGTCCAAAGTCCGTACTGGTATTGTTCCTGTGATAGTTGAAGCTTTCCGTAAGGACGAGCGTTATCCTATCGAAAAGGTGAAGGCTGGTAAGATCCGTTATATCAAGGGTTGTCCGTTTGAAATTGTTCTTCTTGTCAAAAAGTACTTTGGTGGTTTCTTGAATTCTCTCCGTCGTCAGGCTGGAAAGGAAGGATGTCAAGTTGGAATTGATGCTGAGGGCCCCGAGTTTGGACTTCTTTTTAGGAAGTTGTCCTACTATTCTCGTCTAGGTATTTTCACCGATGCCTCAAGTAACGATATCACATTTCCTCTTCGTGTTCATGAGGCATTTGGTGCCATTGCCAATGAGTGGAATCGTGTTTGGTTCGATGAGCCCGTGAATTCTGTTAACCAGGAGATCCGTATGAACATTACCAAGTCACTTGTTGGTTTGTTCACTATCATTGGTCAGTGGATGTTCTATATAATCCACCTTGGTTCTGGTCTTCCTTGGACTGCTGAGGCCAATACCCTTGGTCATCGTATCATGCATCGTGCTTGCTTCTTTACCATTGGTAGGGAATTTGGCTATGAAGATGGCGAACTTCAGCTTTTGTGGAGGAGGTATCACATGATTGGCTATGGTGATGATACTGGTGGTGTTGTTGACAACGTTCCCTGGTTTAACCAGATCACCTTGGCAGAGCATATGCAGAGGAACTTTGGTATGATCCTTACTCCTTCTGAGAAGGAAGCAGCTATGGAGGCGTATACTCAACTTGAGTGTGCGAGTTTTCTCAAGCGCTATTGGGTCCCTATTCCCGACATTCCCTCAATTACCGTTGGTCGAAAGACCATAACCGAGTGTGTTGAGGTTGCTCTTTGGTATCGTCGTTCAGACATTTCTGAGGAAGATGCCACTCGTGACAATGTGCGAGATTCCCTGCGTGAACTCGTCTATCATGGTCGCAGCACCTACCAGAAGTTCTATTGCGTCTTCAATCGCTGTTTGGTTCGTGCCGGTTTTGCTCCTGTTGAGGATCTTTACTATGCCCGTTTGTCGGAAATTGTGAAGGACTTCCATTAGCTTCCTGTCATGGGTCCCGGTTCCCCTGAAACTGCCAACGTTCGTGTTGGACATATTATAGAAAACAAAATACAAAAATAAAAACTTACAAACATAAATAAAAACAAAACTCTTTTCATTGGTCCTGGAATGAGTTAGTTAGTTTGTTGACCATTTTGACCACCACTTGAGTGAATTTAGGCCTGTTTGGCTGCAGTGTTTGATCCTGGTCGCCAGGGTTCTTTCAAAGAATGGATATACTTCGTAGTGCAAGCATGTATTGCCGGCTTTCCGGAATAAGTGTTTGGCGGAGCCCACACTCTCGAGTGTCCGTACACTGATAGTTTTTTACCGATTCAGTGCTATTAGTTCGTCCATATCCTTTGTCTGCCCACTGTATCCAGTAAAAGAGTTAGTCTCTGGCTGGTTTGCAAATGCTGAGATGCGTATGTATTGAGGACGCATGTGGTGGTCACAGCTTATGCCCCCGTATGAGTGCTGTAAACTTGTCGGACTGGGGTTTTCTTTCGCAATTCCATAAACGCGATATTTCTTTTTGTTGGGCCATGTGAATACACTGTTTCGAAATTCACGGCCCCCTTTTCTACAATGAGTTCAGCTATAAGTCCTAATGCTTCTGGAGCTGAAGAGTCTGGTGACCTTCGCTCCACCCCTGACAATGCTCCGACTTCTGGAGTCCAACTCACCACTTACGTGGAGGAGTCTGAGACCCTTGAGCATTCTCTTCCAATGGAAATGGCTTCCAAAATTTGGAATGGCACCAATCCTTTGCCTGATCAGTATCTCTCGACTGTTCTAGGCCGTTCATATGAGATTGACCAGTTGCCATGGTCTATTTCTGCAGCTCAGTTCAGTGAGTTGGTTGCAGGTGGTTATGATGTTGTAGCTGAGTTGTTCTCTAAGACTCAGATTGCAACTAAGATCCCATATTACTGCTATATTCGGTGGAAAGCCATCAAGATTAGTGTAAAGCTCAACGCAACCGCGTTCCACTACGGCGCGTTGTGCTTGTCCCACACCATTCATGGTGGCGGTGAGACCCATAATAAGGCAGGTGGTTTCCAGTTTTTAAATAACCACCCTGTCCTGATGTCTGCCACTGAAGTCCCTGCAGTTGACTATGTCATTCCTTGGCCCTATCCTTTCACTTGGCTTTGGATTGACCCAACCACTCCTACAGTCCCGAGTATTTCCAAGCTTGCTCAGTTCTACATTAATGTTGCAGCTCCTCTGTCTATGGTTGGCAGTCTTGCCGTTGATGCTCAGTTGAGTGTGTTTGCTTCTTTTGTTGAACCTGAAGTCACACTTCCTGCCCGTTTGAGTGCTGGCACGCCTCCTGGCTTTGTTCTTTCCCGTAACATAAAGCGCCCTCGTGTTCGAAAAGGTCGCACCGTTGAAGTGACTGGCCAGATGTCCATGCGTGACAAGCACCAAGAGGAAGCACGTTCTAAGTCTTCTGCTGGTATAATTGGTGGTTCTGGGAACTCTACTTCTGCTGAGGACACTTTTAAGTTGATTCAGACTGGAGAGTCGCTCGTTCAAGCAGTTGCCCCTTTGTTCGACAAGCCTACTAGTCTTACTGCCCAGATGCGTGTTGTCGTTGCTCCTGGCACTGACCTTTCCCATACACGTGGACTTGACAATGGCTTTGTTCTTGGTGCTGATCCAGAGGCAAGTGCTGCACTTACTCCTGGGACCCTTTCCAACGGTGTTACGAATCCAACCTTTCAACAGATGTTTCAGACGCCGTCGTTCTATGTGGCGACATCGTTTACTGACACAACGTCTGCAGGTAGTCTCCTAACCTGGTGTTTTGTTCATCCACAGGCGTTAGTTCCTCTCAACGGAATTTCTGGTAACCAGACTTGTACTCCCACGTACCTTGCGTGGTATAGCAATCCGTTCCGCTATTGGCGTGGAAGTCTTCGACTCCGCTATGAGTTTTTCACCTCTACTATGATCACTTGTAGGGTGAGAGCAGTTTGGTTCCCTCCTTGGCAGACTCCACCTGCGAGCTTTGTTCCCGACGATACTGGTGATTTTATCAGTCAGGTCTATGACATAACTGGTAATACGACTGTTGAATTCCTTGTTCCGTGGGTTTCCGATACCTTGTACCGCAATTTGGACAATACCAACAGTATGGGCGACACTGGAAATGTCTGGGACTCCAATGGTGCCATTGCTTTCTATTTGACCAATCCTGTGACCGTACAGGATGCAACCATCACTCCTACAGTCTACATTCTGCAGTTCGTTGCAGCTGGCCCCGACTATCAAGTTGCTGGCTATGGAGCCCAACTTGAACCCACTTTGTTGGATACCAACTACAAGTTGGAGATAATTAACGCTGCACCCATGTCCAAGATGACTAGACCCAAGCCCGCCAAGGGTAAAGCCGTTCATGTTACTGGCCAATGTTCCATTTTTGCCGAATTCCAAAAGCCTTGTGAGTCACTTATTGCCGCAGGTGGTTTCGTTGAACGTGGTTTGTCTTGTGCTGAGGAGGTTGAAGATATTGTGTCGGGTATGAAGCGATATACATCTACTTCCTTTGTCACTGGTACAGGCCCTGACTATGAGTTCAAGTTCTGGAACTTTCCGTCCGGAACGGTGAAAGTCATGCAGACCCACCACTACCTGGCTGCTCCCTTTATGTACTACAGGGGGAGTATGCGCAAGAAGGTCTTTTGGAATACTGATGTTGCTGTCTACCATGGTGAGCAGATGCCTATACTCACTGGATGGTGGAATGTTGGGTATGATCTGTCCCTGGCTGGTATGAGTTCTCTTCCGAGAAGTCAAATGTGTGCTTCCGACACTACCCAGCAAAATTTGCTTGAATGGCAGATACCATGGCTTTCAACTGTACCATACCTCCTTGTTAGTGGAGGTGACTGGTGGAATCCCCAAGTTGAATCCGCTGACGAAGCAGAGTTATATACTCTAGCTAGTCTTCCTGTTTGGGCTGCTAGTCCTATATTTGCAGGCAACTTTTGGGCGTCTGTTGGTGACGACTTCGGGCTGGGCTACCTTTTGGCCCCCCCACTCATTAACTACACGACCCATGTCTAACTCGTTCCTCACGACTTGAGGATAAGCTCTGAAGAGCCCGTCTACTCCGGATAGAGTGGTATGCCATGAATGGCCACGCCCCCCACGTGAGAAAATGGGGTAAAAGACCCTGCGCATGCACGATTGTCATGGACCCTGGTTAGGTCCTGTCAGATAGTACAATGTTGCGCACCTGGTCGGAGCTTTTCCGCTATTTTCCCCTCCGATCCGGTGGGGTTTTGGTCTAGTTCCTATGGAAATAACCCCTCCCCGCATGAAATTGATTAGTCTACGGACTGTGTGACCCGAAATTCACCGTTTTTTCATGGCGCGGATGAAAAATAAC